ATCCGCCTCCAAATTCATGCGGATTCCATTGCCGACGCTTGAGGGTTGGATGCGTAAATACCCGAGCCTTCGAATGGCCGTTGATGAATCTGTGGCTCATCACGAACACACTCTACTCGCGCACGCCACACGCCACGCGCAACGGGATGGGAAAATTGCCATCGCTCTTCTCGAACGTCGATACGGTCATTGGAATAAGACCGACAAGCGTGAGGTGGACGCGAAAGTAGAATCGACCACCGTGAGCCCTGCACTCTTGGCAGCGTTGGCACAAGGCAAGGAGGATTTAAGGGTGGGGTAGCCCCCCCCAAGGGGCGTCCCCCTCTTAATCATACCACCTCGCAAAATCGGCACTACTTTTATGGCCCTCAAGCTAAAGAAACCCCTCAAATCCGCTAAGATTTCCAAGGAAACAGCGGCTGAAATACAGAGAACAGTAGCTCCTAAGAAGAAGAAGATGACGAAGGGCGAGGTTATGAACCGCGCTATGCGTCTAGAGAACTTCCCCGAGCTGTTTTTGGGCATGAAGCCGTATGAGTGGCAGGTTCGCGTTCTAAGCGATTTGAATTTCAAGGATAGCCGAGTAGCCATGAAGGCTGCAAACGGCTCAGGAAAGACATCTCTCGTCGCAGCAAGTGCCGTTCTGTGGCATATGCTAAGGTTCCCCGGAAGCCTAGTGGTTACAACGGCTGGGGTTTGGCGTCAGGTGGAAGACCAGCTCTGGCCGAGCCTCAGGAAGTATGCGGGGCAGTTAGGGGAGGGGTGGAGAGTCACGGCGAGCCAGATTGAGTATCAGAATGGGAGTCGGGCGATTGGTTTCAGTACGAGCGACCCCGGTAAGTTTGAGGGTTGGCACAGGCAAGGGCCGTCAGAGAACCTTTTGATGATTGTTGATGAGGCTAAGACTGTTGGCGACCCTGTATACGAGGCTATTGAGCGGTGCCAGCCCAGCAGGCTCTTGGTTATGAGCAGTCCCGGTGGGCCGCAGGGTGCGTTTTACAGGGCGTTTACCAAGGAGGCGCATTTATGGAAGACTCATAGCGTGACTTCGTATGATTGTCCGCATATTCCGCAGAGTTGGATAGAGGAGCAGTTTGAGAAGTGGGGGCAGGAGCATCCGTTGGTGCGTTCCATGATATTTGGGGAGTTCATGGACTTGGGGTCGGAGAACTTGGTGATAAATTACAACGTATTGCAGAATTGCTTCCAGAACCCGCCGATGGAGAGGAAAGCCGGGAAGGTTGCGTTCTGTGACTTCGCGGCTGGAGGCGATGAGAACGTATTAGCTGTCAGGGAAGGCAACAAGGTACTACCGCTGGTGTGCTGGAAGGATAGGGATACTATGGCTGGTGTAGGTCGGTTCATTATGGAGTTCCAGAAGTACGGATTGAATCCTGAGAACATATGGGGGGATGCCGGGGGCTTGGGGATACCGATGTGTGATGCCCTCTCGGAGTCCGGGTGGCAGATTAACAGGGTGAACAACGGGGAGAGGGCGTATGATGACAGGCACTACGGAAACCGTGGGTCTGAGATGTGGTACACGGCAGCTAGGAAGATAGAGAAGTGTGAGGTTATCCTGCCTGAGGATGATGTGATGGTGGAACAGTTGACGACTAGGATGGGAAAGACGAATAGCAAGGGGAAGCTGATTTTGGAGAGCAAGCAGGATATGAAGTCGAAGGGACTGGACTCTCCTGACCGTGGGGATGCCGTGGTTGGATGTATAACCTGTGGAGGCACGGGGAATAGGGTGGACATTCAGCAGAGGCAGGGTATCTTTGAACTTATGGAAGAACAAAGCGGCTCAGACTGGGGGATTCCCGGCATGAACGCTGGGTAAGCACACAGAGGGATACTAGACTATGTTTAGGTGCGATGAAGGATTCGGTAATAAGGGCATTTGTAGCTTCCCTATTGGGGTGCCTGTTTCTTACTAGCTACTACTACAGGGAGAGGGCCAACATCTTTGAGGGTAAATACGACGAGTTGCAGGATGCGGCTCGTATGAATGACTTTGACGGGGATGGCGAAGCTTGGGTGCTTGTTTACTTGGGGGAGTAGGATGACGCATAAGTTCAGCACTGGGACATATAGGATTTACAAGGATGAGATAGAAGGACTTTGCACTTTTCCAGACTCCGACTGCGATGAGAAAGCAGAAAGAAGCATTACTATTTCACCTAAGCTCAAGGGCAGGAGGAAGCTGGATGTTATCATACATGAGTCACTGCACGCGGAAGACCCGAATGCCACAGAGGAATGGGTGGACACCGCTGCAACTAACATTGCTGGCCTGCTATGGAGATTTGGATTCAGGGAGAAATAATCTATTCTAGTCTGATTTACTCTACTGTACTCTTGCGTGAGGAAAATGTAGAAAGTGTGAGGTTTTGAGGTGTGGAGCGTATGGTGTCGAGGGAGAGCCTCGGACTTCCGTTAGTCTCTGGCGGGACTTGAAACAAAGCTCGACACCTTTTAGGTTGTAATTATGGTGGAATCAATTATAGGTTTGATTGCGAGTGGTGCCGCCGTATTGCTGTGGTGGCTACAGAATAGGGCGGCGACCAAGAAAGAGAAGAAGGAACAGAGTGCAGCAGACTTGCATGAGAAAACTTCTGATATTATTGATGGCGAGCTTGACGGTGACTAGCTGCCGAAGCATAGACCCGCTTCCGATTACCCGCCTGCCTGAAGGAAATGTAAAGCGTCTAATGGAGATGCCTGAATTTACTGATGTTAAGGAATCAGGCAATGAGGTTAAGCGTTGGGCAAGGGAGGCACTTCATGTCATTAACGACTTGGAATATACAATAAGGACATCTGATGAACAGTGACAGACTGGAACTGATAGACAAGATTTCTACGGACATTAAGGACAGGACTCGATGGGAGCACAGGCAGAGCATCTGGTACGAGATGCGACATCATGGCCTGCGAAGGAAGTCGAAGCCGTGGCCGAACGCCAGCGACCTTCACTTCCCATTGGCGGACTCAATCATTGAGCGTCTGAAGCCATTCTACTTCATGCAGATTTCAGGCATGGATGTGCTTTCGTCATTTGTTCCGATGCGACAGCAGGACAGCGGCCTGACCGTAATGGCTGAACAGTGGTTCGACTACCACATGAAGGAGCATACCAACTTCCTAGATGAAGCATTGAGTTGGGTTGACCACGGGCTGATGTCAGGAAGGTCGGTTATGAAGGTCTACTGGGATGAGAAGAAGAAGTCTGTTCAGTTTGACTCAATCGACCCCCTGATGCTTCTGGTTCCAAATAGCACCAAGAAGCTACAGGATGCAGATAGGATTGTTCAGGTCATGCAGTACACCAAGGACTCATTCAAGAACAGCCCGTTCTTCAATGAGGAGATTCTTATTGAGCTTGTGGGCAGGAAGTCCAAGGCAGCAAACTCGGATGAGAAGGAGCAGAAGGTTTACCGCCGTGAGGGGATTACGTATCACTCAGACGAGAATAAGATTATTGTCTGGGAGGTTTACGAGAGAGACGGCAAGGATATAACAATAAGCACTTTTTGCCCGGAGGTTCCCGACATGGACTTACGCCCCCAGATGGGGATGCCCTACAACCACAAGCTATTCCCGTTCGTAGACTTCTCTTACGAGGTTAAGGATAAGGGGTGGTACAGCCCTCGCGGGGTATGCGAGATTACTGCACCGCATGAGGCATCGCTTTGTAAGTTATGGAACGATAAGCACGATGCGATGACACTTTATAACCGCCCACTGTTCAGGGCGGAAAGGGAGATACCCAACGCAGCCAACATCAGGATGGCCCCTGCCCAGATACTTCCAATCGGGGTTGCCCCCGTCCCTCAACCCCAGCCGCCCATAAGCTTTGACACCGAGATAAATGCGACCCGTCTGATTGCGGAGCAGAGGATTGGGATGCCAGACTTCGGCTCCAACCAGTTGTACGGGCAGGGAGGCGACAGACGAACCGCAACTGAGGTGAATGCCATCACTGGGCTAATGGCCGAGACTAATGACCTGAGGGCGAAGATTTTCAGAATGTCGCTTGGGGGGCTATACCGTCAGGCGTGGGGATTATTTCTACAGTATAAGTCGAAGGACTTGATGTTCCGTTACATGGATGATGCCTATGAGGTGAATGCCGATGCGTTCACAGGGGATTACGTGATTGAGCCAAAGGGTGGGCCTGACAGCCAGAACAGGATGAGGAAGCTCCAGCAAGCGATGACTCGCAAGCAGTTGTTTACTGGTTCCCCACACATTAATCAGGCAGAACTTGACCGTTCAATCCTTGAGCTTGATGACCCAAGCCTCGTGAAACGAATGTTCATGGACTCTGGAATCAAGCAAATGAACGAGCAGCTTGAAGAGGCCAACAACATTTCCATTATAGAGGCTGGGTTCCCGGTGCCAGTTAAGGGCGGCGAAGATTACCCAACAAGGGTCGGGGTTCTTATACAGTATGTGCAGCAGAAGATGCAGGATGGCACACCCATAGATGAACGAACATCCGCTTTAATAGTGCAGAGGCTAAACGAGCTACTGTCTGCTTACGAGCAGGTGGATGCCAGCGCAGCCAAGCAATTAAGGAAAGCAATTGCTCAGGCTGCTTCAGGTCTGCTTCAGGGCGGACAGGAAGGAGCGAATGCCGCACAAGGACAAGGGGATACGGGCCAAGTACCAGCGGGAGTATAGAAGGAAGCATAAGGAAGAGATAAAGGCTTACCGAAAAGCCTACTACGAGGAGAATCGGGAACGGCTGATAAACAAAAGCAAGAAGTATTATGAAGAAAATCGAGAACGGGTACTAGAGCATCACAGGGTTTACTATCAACTCTTCAAGGAAAAGATAAATGGCAGGGTCAGGGAGCGGATGCGAACCAACACCAAGGCCAGAATGATACGGAACCTAAGGAGCAGGCTGACGGCAATTGTCAGCGGGAAGGGGGTCAAGAAGGGCCATATAGTTGACCTTCTTGGATGCCCTGCGGAGCATTTAAGGAAGCACCTTGAGGTGCAATTCAGTAAGGGAATGACTTGGGATAACTACGGAAAGGTGTGGCACGTAGACCACAAGATACCCATATCAGCGTTTGATGTGGGAAATCCAGCAGAGCTGCGGACTTGCTTTCATTTTAGCAACTTGCAACCGATGCTCGCCAAGGCTAATATATGTAAAGGAAGTAAGATATGTTTAGAAAGCTAAGAGCCTTATTCTCGTTCATTAAGCATATGCCTTGGGTGGATGAACCCAAGTGGGAGGTGGAGGATTCTCGCTCACTGGAGGCGTATCTTAACTCTAGGTCTGGCAGGAAGCTCGGCAGAATACTCCTGAATATGACTTTACGCACAAACTCTGATTGTGTGTCCAAGAAGAAAAACCTTGAGTTTGAGGCAGGATTTGCTAATGGTTTTAGAGGTGCTATATCTGCAATCGAATCGCTTGCAGACAGCAGCTTACACAGGGAGCTGGACGAAGAGAGCGAGCTAGACTTCCCTGAAAACAATGGCTCTCATACATTCGACGATTTGTATCGGCGTTGAGTGAACTAACAGGTACAGCTACAGCTTGCAGAATTGTGCGATGCAGGTTGAGAAAATGCACTAAAGAATGCCAGAAGAACAGGATATTACGCTGGAGCAGCTTCAGAAGATGGCTGCGGAACAAGATGCAGTGGAAGATTTCCCTGCACCCGAACCGCCCCCGGTAGAAGCAAGGGTTGAACCTGAGCCGACATCGGAGCCAAAAGAAGCTCCTCCAATAGCGGAATCTCCACCAGTTTCGGAGCCTGCAAAGGAACCGGAATCGGACAGTTCTTTGAAAAGCGGTGAAGTCTTGGACAAGTCCGATAAGGATTTGAGCCGAGCCAATAAGGCTTGGCGTAAAATCAATTCGGAAAAGGAGTCCATGCGCGAGGAACGCGAGGAACTTGAAGCCATGCGAAGGAAGCTAAATGAAGCTTCCCCGCAGGAAAGGTTCCTAGACGAGCGCGGGATGTCTGCTAAGGACTACGAGAATGCGGCGGAAAGTTTCACCCAAGATGGTGACTTGGAGATGGCGAAGGAGGCCGAGAAAAGGGCTTCCGAAGTCAGAGGCCAAGCCGAGAAGGAATTTTCCGACGATGTGGATGAGAGCTTTAAGGTTGCGTGGAAGAATAACTTCAACGAATCCGCGAAGGCTCACCCGGAACTCGAAGACCAGAGCAGTGAGTTGTATCAGCAGGTGCAAAGGCTAATCATTGAGAAGCCAGTGCTTGCGACTTACTCACGCGGCATTTCGGACGCAGTTGACATCGTTAGTATGCGTGGCAAGGCACAGGCAAGTTCAAGTCTTCAGGAACGGATTGCTGAGCTCGAATCAGAGAACGGCAATCTAAAATCGAAACTATCGATAGGAGGGTCTGCACCGTCTGACGGGCCATCTGGGGATAAGAGCTTTAATGAACTTTCGGATACCGAACAGTTTGAGCGATTACAAACAATGGCAGCAGCAGCGGATGCACGTTCCTCCTAGAGAGGAGAGTGTATAATGGCTGTAACCAGCTCAACTAATCCATCATCAATCGCTGACCAGTACCAGACGTACTTCAGCAAGAAACTGCTAGACTATGCAGTTCAATCAATTCGGAAGGCCGAGTTTGCTAACACAGCTCCCTTTCCGAAGAACACCGGGGCTAAATCAATTCGGTTCTTCCGATTTGGTGAGCCAGACGCAACGCTTGACGGTTCCACGGGTATCCAAACCCTTACTGAAGGAACCGCAATGGCAGCAAGCAAGTACCGCGAACTCACGCTTGAGTACGTGGATGCCACGCTAGTCCAGTACGGTCAGGTCATTGGAATGACTGATATCCTCAACAATACTTCGCTCCTGAACATGATGTCTCAGGCTTCGAAGACTAATGGTGAGGATGCAGCATTGCATATGGATACCATCATCCGCGACGAACTTGTCAACAAGGGCGACACGGATGAGTCTGACAGCCGCACAAAGCGGTACTCTGGCACTGCAACAACTATGGCTGAGATGAACAGCCTTACTGCGGCTCAGGGCAAATTCACTGCTGTGGATTCGCTCGACGGAACAACCAACCTCAAAATCAACCGTGCGCCACAGATTGGCGGCAAGTATGTTTGCATTGCTGCCCCTCAAGTGACCCGCGACTTGATGAATGACACTGACTGGCTGGAAGCCCACAAGTACAGCGATGTGCAACCACTCTATAAGGGTGAAGTGGGAAGCCTTCACGGGACTCGCTTCGTGGAAGACACGAATCCGTTCCGCGAGGACTCGGATGCCAAGGGAGTTTACGCTTCCGATGGAGTTGTGTTCTCTAGCATCTTCCTTGGTGGAGATGCATTTGGGGTGCCGCAACTTGCTGGCGATTCACCGAAATCTCCGCAGGTGTTGATTACGGATGGCCCTGATAAGAGCGACCCGCTAAATCAACTCGTTACGGTTGGCTGGAAGGTGTACTGGACTGCCAAGGTTCTGAACTCTAACTGGTTCATTGTCCATCGTAGTCGTTCTGAATACGCCTAAAGGTGTGCTATAAAATGGGTGGGGGCTTCGGCCCCTACCCTATTACTATTATGCCAATTTATGTGTACAGGAATAACAAAGGTCAGGTAGTTGAGGCTCTTAGGTCAGTTAAGGAGAGGGACAATGCTCCTGATGGGTTTGAGAGAGTCACAGCTCCCCAGTCAATATTCGTTGCAAATGGAGCCGTATCTCCGTCTGACCTGAAGTCAAATATAATCAAGGGGTACTACAATCACGAGTGCAAGAATGGTAGTAGGTGGCAGTCATCCTACACCCCTAAACAAATCAAGGCTGCATGGGGGGATTAACATATGTCTCTATCTACCAGATTTGTAAAGAATGTCGGACAGAGACATTCAAATAGCACATGGGATAATGACCTTCTCGTTAAGCCTCTCGGTGGTGTACTTCTTGGATTGTACGGTCACAACAAAGGCTCAGACCAGTATGTGATGCTGTTCGACAGCACAACAGCAGTCAGCGACGGGACTTCACCATCCATTCACCCCATATTCATCAGTGGGTCTGACAATTTCTTCATGGAGGTTCCGGTTAGGGGGATGCGTTTCTCTAACGGGCTTTACGTTGCCAACTCAACCACTAACACAACCCTGACTATCGGCAGTGCTGACTGCTGGTTTACTGTGGTAATGATATGAGCCAATCATCAAGAAAGTTCCCTCAGGCAAAGTTCCTAGTTCAGCAACCTGATGGTCAGCTAACCAGTGAGCAGGCGTTAAGCGCATTGGATGCTGGACTTCTTGCTGTACTGGACAGTCCTGACGGTACGGTTGAGTCTGTTACCAAGCCATCGGGGGACATTGTCGGAACGTCTGCAACCCAAACGCTTACCAACAAGACAATAGACATCACGGGCGGGAGCAACACGATTTCTAATCTGGCCCATAGCTCCCTTACTGGCATTGGAACAAACGCACACTCAGCAATTGACACCCACCTTGCCAGCACATCCAACCCGCATACCGTCACTAAGACTCAGGTGGGCCTTTCGAACGTAAGCAATGATGCCCAGCTAAAGATAGCTTCCAACCTGTCAGACCTGAATAATGCAGCCACGGCTAGGGAGAACCTCGGCGTAGAGATTGGCGAGGATGTTCAGGCCCAGAATGATATTCTGGCTGACTTGGCTGGGCTGACTCAGGCTGCTGACAAGGGAATCTATTTTAATGCTGGAACCACGGCAGCCACATTTGACCTGACTGCTGCTGGGCTTGCATTGCTGGATGACGCATCTGCTTCCGCACAGCGCACAACTTTGGGGCTTGGGAACTCTGCGACCAAGGATACGGGAACGGGTTCAGGGGATGTAGCCACTGGCAACCATCTTCACGACAGTGATTACATCAACAGGACGAACACATCATCATTCACTCCGTCCCAGAACTACCATCCAGCAACCAAGAAGTACGTTGACGACACCGCAGTTGGGGAAACCAACACGGCTAGCAATGTCGGGACTGCCGGGGTGGGTATATTCAAGCAGAAGGCTACTCTGGACTTGGAGTTTAAGAAGCTGAATGCTGGAAGCACCAAGGTAACAATTACGGATGATACAAGCAACAATAAGGTAGACATAGATGTAGACCAGACAGTCATTGACCATGACAGCTTGGCGAACTATGCGGAAGGGGAGCATAGGGTTATCAATGACTCTCTGGGTGATGGTGCTACCACGACTCTTTGGAGTGCAGACAAGATTTTCGACCAACTGGCCCTGAAGTCAGACACCCACACTCACCCCTACCTAGCGATTGTCAACAACCTGTCTGACCTGAACAACGCTGCCACTGCCCGGACTAACCTTGGCTTGGGTACGGCTGCAACTCAGGGCTATGACACGGCTACATTCAATGCCATCCAGTTGCGGAGTAAGACAATCAAGAGTGAGACTCCCAATGTTAACGGGCAGGTTCTCACTTTCACGGATGATGACACACACGCTGATGACCAGAAGTGGAAGGTGTGGACTTACGGCTTGCCGCAGGGAACATCTACGGCTGGATATGTGCTAAAGGTTCCATCGTCAGGCAACACCCTTGAGTGGGCTGCTGATACAGGGTACACGCATCCGCACCATAGCGGCGATGTAACCAGCGTGAACGATGGTGCTACAACTATCGGGGCGAATAAAGTCACTCTGGCGATGATGGCCCAAATGGCTACTGACAGCTTCTTGGGCAGGACTACGGCCAGCACTGGCAACGTGGAGGTGCTGAGTGCTGGTGATGTCAGGACAATTCTCAACGTGGAGGATGGTGCTACAGCAGACCAGAGTGCTACGGAAATAAAAACTCTCTTAGAGGATGGCATCGACAGTGTTCATTATGTAAATGGTTCTATAGACAACGAACACATAGCCGATGATGCAATTGATTCAGAGCATTATGCAGATGGAAGTATTGATACAGCACATATAGCCGATGACCAAATAACATTAGCTAAGATGGCAGGCTTAGACCGTGGACACATTATATATGGTGATTCAAGCGGAAACCCAGCCTCTTTAGCTAACAGCACTACAGACGGCCATGTCTTGACCGTTAGTAACGCAAACGGCGATATAGGTTGGGAAGCACCCTCTGGC